TAGTTGACAAACGGGTCAAAGGTTCTGCCCATCTCATCAGGAGTGCCTTTGATGCCGCTACCTTGTGCGTAGCGATCATCTGCCATCTCCTTAGCAGCAGCTTCGTCCAGCTGAGCAGCATCGTCCATCTCCTTAGCCATGACCTTGTTGCCAATTTCATTAGCCTCGTCAACAGACTTACCAGCAGCACGAGCCCTGTGAGCAGCCCAGCTGCCCTTAGCAAACGCTGTGATGCCATGACCAATCAAGTTGACACCAGCACCTGATGCAACAGTTTTGATACGTGCCAGCCAGGGGTTGTCTTCAGGAGCAATAGCCAGAGCGTTGGTAACCCAGGGAGCCATCCAAGGAGTGTGCTCTGCAGCAAGGTTAGCAATGTTACCAGCTTCAGAGCTGCTAGACACCAGATCAGCAATAGCACCTTCACCAGCAATCTTGGCAGTAGTACCAACAAACTTAAGATTCCGAACACCCTTAGCACCCATGCCAGCAGCACGAGCAGCAGCTAGACCACGAACACCTAAGCGAGCACCACCAAACGTAGCACCACCAACGCCACCAGTAGCAGCAGTCAGTAGACCAAATTCGACCAATCCTCGGGCAAGTTTGCCGAGCCCAGTTTTGTTTTCAGGAACCCAAGTATCAGGTATATCAAGCCAACCCGCATCATTGTGTACATAATTGTTACTGAAAGGGTTTTGCGTATCATCAACAGGACGACCAACGACTTGATTGAAGCCTGTTTTAAAAGTATCTCCTACAAGCTCTGCAAAACCACCAACGCTTTCTACAGCGTCGGCAGCGCCACCTGCAAAGGCAGCGCCTGTTTCTGACAGAAAGGAGGGTTGCTCTTCAGGAGCAGCGGGAGGAGGGGCAGCTTGCTCAAGCTCTTCAGGTTGAGGGATACGAGCTGTCTCACGAATGGTAGTATCATACCATTGTTTAGCTTCATCTGTCAACCCATAGCCAGGTATGTTATGTTCGTTTTCCATTACCTACCCCGCAGATAGTGAGTGTAGACGGAACGAGTATATTTTTCCATATTGGGATAGCCTGCACCTCCACTAAAGTTAGGATTGTTCCAGTTGTTAAAACCATCAGAACCGCCATACCAGAAAGCAGCAGCACGGCGAATAGCCTCTTCCATGTTACCGTTAGAAGCGTTTAGTGCCTGCCGCAGGTATTCAGTCATGACTGCTTCAGCCATACGCTCTTGGTACTCAGGACTGTTCTGGAAATTTTTCATAGAGCCAGGGTGACCCAAGCCATACCGAGGACCCCAAACAACAATGTTAGACCACAGCATCTGGTACTTACCCAATGCAGGGTTTGTAGGACCGTAGGCACTAGAGTTGTAAGCTTTGTAGTTACCACCAGACTCTTGCGTACTAAGAGCACGGAGCAGCGTAGGAACGCTTACAGCACCAACTTGCTGCAGACCACGGTTAACACGGTTGTAGCTTTGATGTGCTAAGAACAAAGGTTTCAGATCGGGGTTACGATCAAGCAAACCTTGGACCACAGCAGCCTCGTTAGGGGGCTCTATTTTAGGCAGGTCAACGAAATCACGCTGAGCATTAAGAATCTCATACGCAGTACGGCTTCCGTCTAACCTGCTTAGAGAAAAAAAGATGCGGCTCGGCTTACCTTTGGAAGAAAGCTCAAGCTCAGCAGGGTCAAGATTAAGGTTTGTGTTAATAAGCGCATTAGGATCTTTGTTAATTAGGGCTTTGGCGTTGTCGATCTTAGCTTGATACTTGATCAGTTGATCAGTAACACCAGCTTTCTTCACACCAAAGTTGGTAAAACTAGTACCACTACCACGGTGGAACACGGCAGTTGTATCATTACCTCGTGACTCTTGTCTGATCTGTTGAGAAACCTCATCAGCGGCTTGCTGGATAGCTGTAGCGTGGCTTATAGGTTGACCAGATTCTTTAGCTATCTGATAGAGTTGACGTGCACGCTGCCTCATAGCGTTCTTAGCATGGCGTGCTGCTTCATGAGCATCGTAACCAAGAGTGCTATTAGTGTCAGTAGCGCCTACAGCAGAACGGATTTCTCCATCAATTTTCTTTTCTGCAAGCTGGAACTCACTCTTAGAGTCAGCTCCAAACACTTTCTCAACAATACTAGCTTCGTACTTAGCTACAACAGTAGCATCCATGTTAGTCGTTTCAGACTGAGGAATTTCACCACCATATTGAGCCAACAGTTCCTGAGCTTTAGCTTCAGAAGCTTCTACGCTAAGGATAGCTGGGGTGTGAGTACGAAGGTCAGCTGCCAGAGTAGGATGATGAATGCCATATTTATCTTCATACTGTTGGATAATAAACTGACGTTCTGCAGCAGTAGCACCTTCTAAAGCTTCCTTAGAAGCCCGCAGTGCAACAGTAGCGTCCATCAAAGACTCTTGCTCTTGATTTCTGAACTTACCAAGACGAGCTTCAACAGCAGTAGCTCGCATGTTGTCCTCATTAAACTCATCACCATACAGGTCAAACAAACTCTTTTCACCAGCAGGGTGACCCACCAGCTTAACGTTTTTCAAAGCTTCAATCAGAGTATCAGCTTCTGCGGGATTAGCCTTGATACGGTTGTTGATCTGTTCAAGTAAGTCTTTACGTGCTGCAACAGCAGGAGAACCAGGAGTACCCAAACGACGGTAAGCGTTAGCTCCAATCTGCAGGAAACCATTGATAGCCTGGTCAATGCTAGGAGCAGCAGGGTTACCATCTAAAGCTTGGTGAAGATCGTTTTGAGCTTGGTCAAGTCTAGCAGTAGCGTTCTCAACCCGAAGCTGGCTCTGATACTCTTTGTCTTGAGTTTGAGTAGCCTTGATAATGTCAGGAAGCAGAACAGTATTAACAACCTTATCGCTTAGACCAGCAGGGTTGTTGTTCTTGATGTAGTTGCTTTGGATGTAGTTAACAGCAGCATCACGCTGACTAGATCCTTTGTAATCCTTGACAATAAACTTTTCACCAGTTTCAGGATCAATGATCTCATCAGTGTTGCTTTCCAGCTCAGCATACAGGTGAGTACCAAAGTTACTACCAGCCTGCTTCATAGCTGCTAGGTGCCAGCCATGCTGTTCCCACCTAGACAACTTACGAACACGATCCTGACCTTCTTCGGTAGGTTGCTTGCTAGCAAGAGCGTCAGCCTTGACGTGTAGATCGTAGCTGAGGTTACTAGCATTTTTAACTTCTTCCTGTTCAGCTTTATACTCAGGACCTTGCTCCAGATAGAGGCGCTTACCGCGTGCGATAGCTTCCTCTTTCTGTTCTTGAACAATATCCAACGCAGGACCCTCAAGGGTACGCTGCAGAGTGGTGCTAAACTTTGACAGAGCCCTAAGCTCATAATCAGCGTTGCTAGCTTGGATATCGCTAACACGCCGCATTTCTTCAATTTGCTGAGAGGCTTGCCTCTCCATTCCACGGACCCGTTCTTGTCCCTGTCGTTCAATCTGTTCCGCTTCCTGACGCATACGCCTAGAAGGGTCCAGGACAGTACGCTGCCGGAATCCTACGGACTGTGCACTACCTTGATATGGCATGATTTTAGTTGACTAAAATTTGTTTGTTATCATCCGCCCTACTCTCCACCTTCAAACGTCGAACCCCACTTGTAGCCAGTCTCAGCTCCTTCCAGAACAGCACTACCCAACTGACCAGCCAATGCCAGACCAGAAGGACCTTTAGCTGCCACAGGGGCAAGGGGATGAAACTCAGCTTGTGGAGAAAGGGGATCAGCAGGTAGGTTGTTCCAGGCTGCCATGTTAGCAGATTGTTGATCAAGCAGAATGCCTTGCTGTTCCAGACCACTGGCACGGCGAGCATCATACAGGGTAGCATCAATCTGAGCCATCTCAAAGCCAAGCTGACGTTCTGCATCCATAGCTTGAAGCAGGAACGATTGACCTGCTCTACCCGTAGATAGAACCTGTCCTTGAGCTTGAATAGATTTGGCAACCTCGGCTTGGGCTTGGAAAGCAGCAGAGCGTTGTTGTTCTTGTAGTTTGTTCTGAGCCGCAGTAAGGGCTCGGTTAGCCTCTACTTGGTTAGAAGAGATTTGTCGATAATAAGCATTCTTAGCAGCGTTAGAAGCGTTAAGCTGAGCCTCATAGGCACGACCTTTAGCTTGCTCTTGTGCAGACATGATCTGCAGCTGCTGAGCATACTGTTGTTGTGCAATAGCATTAGAACGTGCTACTGCTGCTTGTTGGTTTTGGTGTTGTCCTACAGCAGTCATCGCTGAGAAGCCTGCTGATGCTACACCAATGGCAATAGCAGGTGCTACTACGGGATCGCACATAATTTCATAAACTCGATAAGAGGGACACCGTTAATAACGTAGTATCTGAGGAAAGTAAATTTGAGAAGTTTGAGAAGTTTGATGTGACTCTCGTTTCTCATATCAGCACGGTTCCATAGATATGGATTAGCAAGACTGTTAACCCAGCGCCGTGCTTCTCTAACAAATGTGTGTGGGTATTCTTCACTAGCTTTGGTACAGAGCATCCAGATACGGTTGTCTGGAGTCACGCCAGCCACACCGGCAGCCTTGCCGTTGGGCACCGTGAAGTACACTGAGAGAGCCGATCGGTAGTAAGACTCCAGGACCGCAGCTTCACCTGTCAGTCCTGTTGTCTCTTCTACCTCACGCCTGTCTTCCCAACGCAGGTTTTGTCCTACTTGTAAAGCTAGTTCGGGAGTGCATGGTTGAATGTACTTACCGACGTACATGCCGTCTGTTGTCATATCGTCCGTCCCAGCTAGCTGAGACAATAGTTGCGGTAAACGGGTCAGGGATTTTGATAGTCAGTGTGTACTTATCATTCTTTTTGTAGATAGGAACACTGACTGATTTGGAAAGTTTAGAAGGAATAGTATTGTAGTTGCTTAAGTCAGTAATCATACCAGACTCATACTGGATATGACTAGTAGTTTGATCAGCACTCAAATGAAACTCCAGAGGACCAGAGACACCGAGTTCAAAATTGAAACGAGAGATGCGAAGATCAGCGTCGATGTCATAAGCGCCTCGTTCAATAGCGTAGTAATAAGTAGGAAGCTGAATCTCAGTAGTGTACTTGTAGCCTACAGCAACGTTAACACCAGTCAAATCAATGTTGTTAAACGTAGCATCAGCTCCACTTACACTATCAGGACTGATTACATAACCAGCATCAGTACCAGCCAACACAACCAAAGCAAGGTTATCACCTCCATCTTGGATTGTGTAAGGTAAAGTCACCGTAGTGTTACCACCTGTTACGCTGATATCACCAGCTTCAGGAACAACCATGTTGTCCAGAGTAGCCTCAAACTTACGGCTAATAGTCAAAGGTGATGCAGGATCACCAGAGCCAATAGTGTAGCTGCGGTTAGAGGTTGATTCAGTGATTAGCTCATGCCGAGACAGGATGTACTGACTGCCTTGAAGAGTGACAGCATAGAAGTTGCCGCTGCTGAACAGGCTGTGAGCAACGTTACCAGTCAAACCCCAGGTATACCAGGACGACTGTTCACGCCGATCACCACTGCTGAAATACTTGTACTGATAAAGATTGGGATCTCCAGCTTTGTTGTAGCTAACAATACCAGCTTGTGTAGAAATAGCTACATCGTTGACATCGTTAGGGATGAACTCAGGAACAACCCTAGTCTGCTCTACAACTTTAGGAGCATCATACTCGTTACCAAGCACCAGCTCAAACGCCTTAGCGTAAGAGGAGGAGTTGGAAACAAACATAATAGAAGTACCCAAGTCTACAGGAGGAATGTCTCTACTACATTCATAGGAGGACAGTTTCCGAATCTGTGCAGTCTTGGGACCAAACTGCTCTGAGTCTGTAAACAGCATGAACTGTGCAGATTCACTAAAGAATAGCACACCCTTCTGAACAGGCAGAGCGTGGTTAATAATAGCAGGACGAATGTCAGACGTAGCCAAATCAATAGGATCTGAATCACTGACAGTCAGTGCTGAGTTAACAAAGAAGTTAAAATAATCAGCAGGTTGACTCAGGACAAGTTGTTCATCTGCAACAAGACCCAAGCGGTTTCTGTAAAAGAAAAGCTGGGAAATATTTTTGTCAACAAATGTAGGGAGTGGGTTAGTAATCTCATCTCCAGCCTGACGATCTTCCCAGTAATTATCAGGCTCGTTAGTGGGATCAAGAGTAGTAAACGTGAACGTGCCGTCCAGATTATTGACCAATGCGTGAGGCATTGTATCATAATCAAAACCAGCAACAATGCCAGGCTGAACAGTTTCATCCCAAATACCGCTACCAATGTCACCGTTGTCAGCTATAAACTTGACATAGTAATCATCTTCACCTGCATTCTCTGTGTTAGATACCTTGACAATGTAACCGTCTTTACAGTAACCGGGTAGTTTACTGACGTTCTGTACGGCATCTGTAAAGGCATACATAGCATCACCAGCAACACCACCACGAACGGTGATGCTTCCAAAGCTGGAAGTGCTAGTAATGTACAAACCATTACCAGTAGCAGTAACAGTAGCGTCAGTGTACTTAGCTTCAAGCGCATCCTTAAGAGAACCCAGAAGACTGTCAATGGTGATCACACCTTTTTGGACAGACTTAGGAGTGCGATACACAGCAGCATTGCTGTCAGCATAGCTTTCATAGCTAGTAACAGAGTCAATGGTAACGGTGTATGTTTGACCTGCGACGCTGACAGAAATAGTAGTTCCGTTGGTGACATCTTCACCGGTTTCTTGAAGAGTTACTTGAGCATTGTAGCGGGTCTTGTAGCTAGGTGTGCTACCAGAAACGTTAGTAGCAATGATCTGAGCATTGACAGTAACAACACCCTTCACACCATTACTACCAGATGCAGTGCTGTAAAAAGTTTTAGAACCAGTGTAAGCACCGGGATCACCGGAGGCGTCTTCCCAGGAAGAGCTGCTAGTACCAGACTTAACAACACTAAGAGTCTCTGCTCTGTACTTTGTAGTAGATGTGATGCTAGAGTTACCTAACGAAATCACATACTCAGTGTTGTAGGTAATTGTATCTACAGTCACAAAACCGTAATGGTCTTGAAACGTAGGAGTAGTACGTGCAGTAGCTACAGTAATATCAGGGTTAGCAATAAACGTATAGTCGTTAATAGTCAGCAGACCATACGGTTTGGTTGAACCAGCAGTACGTGCGAGATAGTTAATATCAACACCTGAAGCTACACTGACAGTTTGCTGTGCACCATCCTCAATATCCCACACTAGGATTTCAGGAGTGTCAGTAATCTGAACAATGTACTTACGGTCTTGGTCACGAACAATGTCAAACCATTGACCGCCTGACTCAGCATTGGCAAGAACACCAACGTATTCACCAGGAGGACGCTTAACTAGACCAAAGGTAACATCAGGAAGAGCGTTATGACAGGTTCTTAGTTGTCCAGGAAATTTAATAAAATCGGGTTGTTGAGAAACACCACCCAAGAAGTTGGGAATACGTTGGTTAACTGCTGCCATTATCGACTAAGGACTTGGAATGGTTTATAGCTGGTGTAAGGATTCCGAAGGTCACCGCCATTAAACACATTGTACTCAGCCTGTTGAGTGTCATACTCAATAGCCAAAGCACGCAGGGTTTGCTCATCAGTTTGGAGGATACGAACAGTGTCAGTATCACTCACCATACGACCTGCTGCAATACGAGCAGCACGAGCAGTGATGTAATCACGGAATGCTTGTGGGATATCAGCAAACTCATAGAACCAAACAATATCACAATACAGAATATCAACCTCTGTAAATTTAAATGTGTGATTGTATCGGTCGTACAGTTTACCTTCACGGCGGACAACATCATAGTTGTCATTGTGCTTGTACCTATTCACATCTAGCTGCAGTGCAGTAGGAGGAATAACTACTTCATCATTGGAGTCTACAGTGATACCAAATTCATACTCAGTGTTGTAGCTCCAACCCTCTGATTGGACCTCACGGCAAACCTGCCGAAGAGTATTCTGAGCAATAACAACTTCAGGACTTTGGGTATCAAGAGTATTGACCGGAGACTCTCCGACACTCATTAAAATTGAGTTAACAGCATCCAGTTCGGTGGACGTTGCGTAGGATGGGGTTGCCATAAGTATAAAAAAAGGGGACCCGAAGGTCCCCCAGTAAACAACAAAAGTGTTATCAGAAAGCTGCGTCAGGAGTGTTGGTAGCGTGAAGCTCAACACAAGCGGCAGGGTTCAGGTAGTCGGCCCCCATTGCCAAACGTCCCAGGATGACGTCTCCTTGATAGATCACGGACACGTCACCGCTGGTGACTTGCACTTGGGGTCCAATGGTCTCAACAACACCAGCAGCTTCGCGCTGGAAGATCAGGCCAGCCGACTTCGCAAAGGAGGTCGAGTTACCATAGTTGTTGTTGATACCGGTCACAGAGTTGCGACCGTCTTCCACAGACTCACCCACGAACGAGCCGGGGTTGTCAATGGTGGAGGAGGTACCATACTTGCCCTGGAACGGGATGTTCATAGAGCGGTAGATTTTGATACCGGCAATGCTCATGATGCCCTGACCGGACTGCAGGCCAGTGCCTTGCTCGTCACGGTTGATCAGAGCATTGGTTGCAACGTTCTCGACGAGAGCGTAGTACTGGCGGGGGCTGAGGACCGCGACACGGCCTTCGCTACTGACGCCTTTCTCGTCCAGGACAGCAGCAGCTTCAAAGAAGGCAGCCACGATCTTGTCAGAGTCCAGAGCGTCAGCAAGGGCACCAGCACCAGAACCAATTTGGATGGTCGAACCACCGGGCTCAACTTTGCCGGTAGCAGAGATGGGGTGAGCAGCACGTGCACCGCGAGCGATGGCACGGAAGATCAGACGGTCATACTTCTCAGCGAGAGCATAACCAATCTTACGGCTGATTTCACCACGCAGCTCGTAATGAGCAAGGGTCTCATCCAGGTCGTAAACGAATGCGCTGGAGATCAGCAGGTCGTCCACGTTGATGGTCTTCTCAGCCACCGGGGGATCACCGGAGCCGAGGATAGGGGTCCCAGGAGTATGGAACGAGCTATCCATGCGTCCAGTGTAGATGAACTGGAGACTCTTGCCGGACTTCAGAGTCCGCTTCATAACCAGATCACGAGCGATCGTGTTATGCTGGAAGCCCTTAAACATCTCACCAGAGAAGAGCTTCAAATAAAGGGCGTACTTATCATTCGCCCCATCATAACCAGTACCGGTACTAAGATTAGACCGGCCTAGCGCAGTTTGGGTAGCGTTAGCCATTGTTAAAAAGAGATAGTTAAAGTAATCAGGTTAGCTCTATACTATCTAGAATATTCAGAGCTTTGTAGGCTCGCCTGTTTCCGAAGAAAGGAAGCATCAGTGTCAGACATCGGCTTACATCACGCTTGTTACCAACCCTCCAACGCCAAGTAGGTTTGACGTCTGGACGTTCACGGTAAGTCACGTATCCGCAATCCATGATATCACGAAACCTATTGATGACATCTTTATCAGTCATCTCGATTTCTAGTTGACGACGTACTGTACCTTCACCTTCGTAAAGACCAGCAGCCCACGCAATTTGAATAGGATCCATAAAATGTTTTGAGAACTTAAGGGCGTCTCAATGCCACAGCTGCGGCAAAGGGTGTCTCCGTAGAGGCCAATGCCAAGGGAAAGGGGGTCCGACTCTGAGGTGCCCCCAATCCGTTTTATCAGAACTTGTACTTCACACCAGCTTTGGTGCCATAGCTGTTGACGTCATCAAAGGCAGCAGACAGCTCACCGTAAATCGAGAGCTTTTCGCCTGCAGCCACAGAGCCGCCCAGCTTACCGGTAGCAATGGTCTCGCCTTCACCGCCATCAGGGCTGATGTAGGAAGGACCACCTTGGATGTACCAGCTAGCAGCACCAGCTTCTCCTTCGTAACCAACGTGGAAGTCCGTTGCAGTACCATTGTAGTCAGAGCCAGTGAAACCACTGTTAGCTTCAATGTTAGCGTAGGGACCAGCCATGGCAGGAGCAGCAAGGCCGATGAAAGTAAGAGAGGTGATAAGGGTTTTCATGAATTAACGATTGATGGTTTTAGTGTAAGACACGCCGCGATACTTGTAAGTGACTTGAACAGCCATGATAATCTCCAAGTACTTGACCCCCGTTCCATGATCAAGTGACATGCGTCCCACGCAGGGATGAACGGACGGCGTGTTTACGCAGCGTATTTACGCTTACGTGGTTTAGCAGTCTTAGCTGCTGCTTTAAATTGTGCAGCAGTAGGAGCGCCTTTAGCACCAGGCTTACGCATCTTCTCACCAGAACCCTGGGCGATGCGCTCACGCTTGGCGTGGATGTTAGCATAGAGTCCAGGCTTAGCCATAACTCTTTCCTCCTTTCTTCTTCTTCTTTTTAGCAAGAGGAAGTTGAGGACCAGCTTTCTTTAGAAAAATTTCTTTTTCATTTTTGTTGTCCGTGCTCTTGCCCTTCTCATAGATTTTCTTGCCTTTCATGGCATCTCTATGACCAGGACCAATCTCGAAAGAGGCTGCAATAGTCAACCCCTTCCGACCTTTCTTTTTAGCCATTTACCAGATACCTGGAATGATTTGTCCGGTTAGTGCGTAAGCGCCCAGAGCAGCCATGATGCCAAGCATAGCAAGGCGACCGTTGAGCTGTTCAGCTCGTTCATTGTGGGGAACACCGTAAGGATGGTCAGTCATAATAACAGGAGGTTCAGTAGGCCAGATGTTCGTGTCGTTCATTAGCCGACAGTGGGGGCGGAAAGAGCCACCGGAGTTGCCTCAACAGAAGCAAGGTCCAGAGGGAAGTTGTGAGCGTTGCGCTCGTGCATGACTTCAAATCCCAGGTTCGCTTGGTTAAGGATATCGGCCCAAGAACGAACAACACGTCCCTG